CCATGGTGCGGAAGTTTCTTGAATTGGTGTGCCTCAGAAAGTGGCGTGAAAGTGCCAAATGTTGTCAGCACACGAGCTGGAGCAGAAGCATTTAAGAAAGCCAAGCAATGGCATACCACACAATTGCCTCAAATTCCAGATTTCATCGCCTCCACCCAATCGCTTTGGAATTACATGATCTATATGCATTTGGCCTTCGCTCTGGCCACATTGCTGACAACATCCATCGCGTTTCAATACAGCTTCTCTGATCTTACGCCAACGGCTTGTGCTCCCACCTTTCCAAGCTCTTGACATCAATGCCACCCATGCTTTCGCCAATGAGCCAATGCGCCATTGCATATCTTGCCTTGATATCTGTGATCGATATAGCGCAATGTCCAATCAATCATGCGATAGCCATCGAGGTTGCGATACTTAGTGTTGCGCATTTGACCTAATCCAAAGTGATTGCCATTGGGATTGATTGCTTCAACACGCCAATTGGATTCCTTTGTAATCAATATGTCAAAGCACTTCATCTCTTTCCAATTAACAATACGAGAGTGTGCATATAGCTTCAATGAATCAATGCTTGGTTTCTTTGTTGCATCTGTTGTGGCCAATGCCGGTGTTGCGTTAGCAATACATAGCACGGCCAATAGCACCAAGCATCGCTTGCGAGCTATCCGCCTCAGCGGCTCGCCCACGAGCATGGAGCGTACCGAACCACGCAAATACATTGCAACATTGAGCGTGCTGTTGGGCGTTGCGCACAGCCTGTGGATAAAGCCTGTGGATAACTTAATCATGATTTACCCCATCCAGTACCTTTAAACACAGCTCCAACATTGCTCCAAATGCGTGTCATTGGAATCGCACAGACCATGCAATTGCCAGCATCCACATCACCATCGGCATCGATTGATCGATTGATGATTGCCATGGTGCCGCATTGATCACATTTGAATTCATAAGTTGCCATCACTTAGCTCCTCAATTCGATCATCATCGACCAGCTTGATGCCAAATGTGCCACATCCCATGCATTGGGCAAACCACTCATGAGCTGTGAGTTCAGCGCCTTTTTTGAGGCCGTGTCGTTGCTTTGGCTTGCCATAAAGCTTCTTGCAGATTGAACAATCAAATTGAAGGATGTGCATAATTGCTCCGCATCAATGTCTCGATTGGTTGTAGGTTGATTTGTGGCACGCTCCAATTGTTTTGTGATGCGTTGCGATAGCGTGGTTTCTTGGCTACGGCTACCGGCATCCAGCCGACAATGTGCATTTTTGGTGAGTTACCTGTGACAAGCACGGCAATGTCACGATCATGACGATCTGATTCCTGAATCCACAAATTTGAGTGCGGATTGGGTGACCATTTGACTTCAATGTGCTCGCCTACATCAGCTTTGGATTTGTCCCATGTGATACCCGGTGTGTACTCATATCCTAAAGCTTTGGCCACAGTCCACTCAGACACCATTGATTCAGCGTTTTGTGCAACATATTCAAACCATGACAGATTGCGCACGATTCGTGAGCTGTGATCAGCTGATCGATCATGGCAATGTGAAATGGCTGCGATCATGCATTGCACTTCCTCAATGCGATCAATCATCGGCAATCACCACAAAACCAAATGATGTTGTCTGTGCTGTCATAGCCTTTTTGGTATCCGAATTTGTCGAATTTCTTGAGCTGTGAGCATTTGTCACATTGCTCGATTTTATACTCTGCAACCACTTCACCATTGAGCAGCAATTTGGCTGTCATGCTCTGTGGATAGATGATCTCTGAATAGTCAGCCATGATCACACCTGCGGCTTCCATGTGCCATCGCTTGTGAATACATACCACAATGGATCGCATTGATCCGGTTTTTTGCCCACACATGAGAAGTTGGCCCAATCTTTACCTGTTTTGGCCGATGTCCCGGTGCGCCACACACGATGGCCATGACGGCATTGTGGTGCCTCTTGTACAAGCTCACCGCCCAATTGCTTGGCAATCTCATCCATCGATGATCCGAGTGATGGAATTCCAGCTTGCTCAGCTTCTCCAGCTGTTTTATAGCTTGGCACATCGCCAAATTTGGTTGTCCAATAGTCATAATCTTGAGGCTTTGTTGCATCATTGATTTTGACTTGCTGCATGGTTTCTTTTGTGGCTTTTTCTGTGCCACCCATAACCAAGGCCATCACTCTCATTAAAGCTGAGGTCGTAGTGTCCTCGCAAAACCATCGCTTCATATTTGGATTGAAAGCTTCACGATAGCCAAAAGCATAATCAATACCGGCCGGCTCTGTTTCCTCTTGATTGCGCCATGCCTTAGCTTGTACGAGCACATAGCCTTTTTCTGCATTGAATTCAATAATGTGAGCTTCTAACCTGCCATTTGGAAATGTGCGCAGCCAACGATCCGTGCGCTCTTTGTTGCCTTCGTAGTTTTCTAGAAATCCGGCCATTAGTTGTCCACCTTGCGATCAGCTGAAACAGCATGGCGTGCTACGGCTCGGCCGCGTGTGTAGCCTTGTCGCTGGCCTTCCCGGAATCCGACTGAATATGACATGACAGCCCATAAGGCTCCAGCGATGATCATAAAGATCACAATTGATGCTTCGTTCATTGTATTGCTCCCGATTCGGGAACTACTGTGCTTCGCTCCCAAAAGAGAGAGTGACAGGATCAGCCGACAAATTCAACAATCACGCTCAAATCATGGCGTGTCGTTACCGGATAAACGCCTCTCGATGGTTTTTTCGTATTCTGATTTGTTCTTATCTTTGAGGCCGTTTGATGCTAAAACGCCACCCAAAGACCCGGTGAGAAAAATTGCCAAAGTTTTGAGCAGATCGATGAAAGCTGCATCATTGGGAGCTTGTGCCCCAATCGGCTGTGTCACAAAGATCAATGCGTATGTGATGCCCAATGTGACAATGAGAAACACAATGGCCAGCACAGCGCCAATGAGAAACATCAATCGAGCTTTGATGTCCTCTTGACTTAATCGCTCTTTACTTTTGGATGGCATCGCCTATTAAATCCTCCGTACAGGTACCTGTCACCTTGCATTGAGGTTTTTGGCACTCTTTGTTTTTCCAATTTTCATGCTCTTGGCATGGGTATCTGACCCAACCATCATAACCACACCCGGCAAGGCTTGATGAAAGGATCAAAGCCAAGCCTGCCGCGCGTAGTTTCGCGATCATTTCCCCGTTGATCCGAAAGCTTTGTCAGCTGGATTCAGCCAACGCAAAATGACTGGCACAACAGCGGCCACGCCACCCATTGCCATTGCCTTGATGTCTCCACCGGCCATATACACGGCCAAAGCAGCTGCTAAATATGAGCGACCCCATGAGGCCGCAATTGCTTTTGCTTGTTCCATTATTTTTCTCCTTTTGGTCGATCCGGTAAATCACCGGAAAAAGGCTCATAAACTGGCCGGCCATAACCGACAACAAATGAGCGTGCTCCCAAAGTTCGTGATTTGACCATGACTTCTCCACCATTGCGCTGATCTCCACCGCCTGATGTATTGCCTTCGATTGTCACGATCTGTTTTTCTGAACAGCGAATTACTAAGCCAATGTGATTGATTATTTCTTTGTCATCGATCACAAAATCAAAGAAAACAAAGTCACCAATCTTTGGTGTGGTATGCCATTGCTTGGCTTTCTTAAATGCTTCTGCTCCAGCTCGTGTGCTGACAACATTTGGCACTTTCACGCCACTTTCTGAGGCACACCAATTCAAGAAACTTCCGCACCATGGCAATTTATCGGCTTTCATAAATTTGCCGTACTTTGTCTCATTGTTGCCGGTTTCAGCTGTGCCCACCTCAGCGAGTGCGACCTCAATCAAGCGCGGCAATGTGCCTTGTGGAAATGTCATGACAGCAACAAAGCCGCTTCTGATTCTGTGATTCCAAGCTTTTCAAGCAATGCAGACTTTTGAGCGGCCTTGATTGCTTCAGCTTGTTCGCGTGCTTCTCTCGCTTGTTTATTTGCCTCAAATTCTGCTAATTCATCCGCGTTCATTTCACGATCGATCACTTCGCCTGTTTCTTGATTGTGAATTCTAATTGTTGGATTTGTCATTATTTCACCCCGTAAATTCTAAGTGTTCCAGCATTAAATGCTGTGCCTCCTGTGTTTGATACTGTTATCGAAGAAATAGCCGAACCAGTTACCAATGCTCCAGCAAAATTAAATGACCTTTGATCTCCACTCACCATTGCTCCATAAAATTGAGCAGGTTTTGGTGCAGTTGATGTGTAATCATTAACCACCAAATAATAAGTTGAATCAGAATTTGCACGATCTTGATTCATGTCAGAATACACAACATCTCCGTTCATTCCATGAGTATTCCAAGAGTTATCTGCGGTTTCTCTAACTCCAGTCATGTAAGAAATTGAACTAGAACCATTGGGAAGCATTTGAAATTTTGAAGCAGCAGTTGCCCATTGTGGGCTTTTTACAATGAAAACAAGATCATTATAAGTTTGATTTATTGAACTGACTGTAACGCTTGTTCCGCTAAGATTTGTAGTTGAGAGTAAAGTCATGCCTCCGCTTGATGAGGTTGCCCATTTCAAACCGGTTGCCGTTGTTGAGTCAGCTGTAAGCACCTGATCATTGCTTCCCACGGCTAATCTGGCTGGTGTATCAGCCGCCGTTGCTGTAATCAAATCACCTTTTGCATCAACAATTGCATTTTGAATTGCATTTGAATCATCTTGTGCAACCCATACAAAATCCATATCTGCATTTGTATTTTTTGAAAGCACTTGCCCAGTTGTGCCACCTTTTAAATCAGCCATTGATGTATCAACAGCTTGACCAAAGACCTCAAAATCAGCTGGCAAATCAGTCACCAAATCGGTGCTTGTGGGCATTTGCCATCCGAAATTGCTTGTTGGATTACTCATTTTTGCTCCTTACGCAACAATCGTTGCATTTGCCCAATCCAGAGTTGGATTGATTGTTGTCCATGTTTCTGTCACCGGTACATCACTCCATTTCATGGCTTGCAATGAGAATGCAATTGGTGACAAAATCATTGAAACGCTGACCTCATTGTATCGGGCAGAAAATGTCCAGCCTTCAACGAAACCCAGATAATCGCCGGAACTCATATTGAGTGGCAGATCAGAAATCTCCAGCGGCATACCCATGAAAACGCCAATTAAGGCATCGCGGTCAGCATCATCAAGCTCAGGATTGGTCAGCTCAAATGTAATGTTGTTGAAATTGAATTGAGGATAAGCTCGTAAGCTTAAGTAAAAATCGGCTTGATCCTCGGCATCGGCAGCATTGTGCAATGTCGTGGTAATGATTTGAGCCAATTGGCCATACAAGCCGATTGATATGTCATCGGTAGCCGATTTCTCGGATGATGATGTGGCACCATATTGGAGCGTAATCGAATTTCGTACATCTCCGGCGCGTTGCTGGATGCTCAACCCGGTACCAATAGCGTGGTTGGCTGTTAGCTCAACATAGCCATTGGCGGCCAAATAAGAGGTTCTGTGAGTGCTGTCTGCATATCCAATTTGGCCCGTGGCCGATTCAAAGATATAGCCCAATCCCGATGTGGCCAAAGCTGATACCAATGAATAAACATCCGTGCGTTCGCTTGATCTAGCTGCCAACTCATAATTGCCTGGGCGATCAATTTCGCCCAATCCTGAGTTTTGAGCATTTGCCCAGGTGATTGTCGGGTCATAGGTTGCCCATGTCAAAGCTTGTGGCACCTCTTGCCATGAATCAAAAAGCAATGGAAACAAAACATCATAAATTTGATCACCATCAAATTCTTTTGGAAGCACGCCATCGGTTAAGGCTTTTGGCAATCTAGCCAAAGCTCCCAAAGCAATGATGTTGATGCGCTGTGCATAATCCACATTGCCAACTTCGGCCACGGCAATGCCAACCTCAACAACCGATCCACCAAAGATCGGAACAAATGTCGCTGTTGAATCTTGAAGCTCAATGGTAAGTGAATCATTGATCTGAATCGGCACATTGGATTGATTAAGATTGATAATTTCAAGATTTGTGTAACCGGCTTGTGCTTGCTCATAAATGTTTGTGCGCCCGCTAGTAATGGTCAGATTGGCCAAAATAGCCGTTTGATATTGCACACCACCAATGATTACGCGCCATACAGGATTAAAAACTGTCATCTCACACCTTGAATTGCGGCCCCACCACTTGTGCCACGATAAAATGAATTATTGAGCGTATCCACAATCGTGCGAGCTGTGCCTTCACTATCCATTGCACCATTGACAGTCAAATTAATGGTTGGAGGATTTGAAGCTGCCATAATGCCAGCCAAAGAGTTTGTATTTACACCGGATGTGCCGGCCCAAAATGGGCGATTTGATGCAGCATCAATCCCGGCCAAAGTTGTTGTGCCACTTGTAAAATTATCAAATGCCCCGGCAATGTCTGTGACTACTTGACCGGCTCTTTGAGTTACTGTGGCCGCATTTGCAACAACACTTGTGATTGCGTTATTTGCAGCGTTTGTGGTTGTTCGTGGCGTTGTTGTAGTCGTTGTTCGTGGCGTTGTTGTAGTCGTTGTTCGTGGCGTTGTCGTTGTTGTTGTCGTTGTTGAATTACTAGGCCCAAAACCTCCAATAAATGGGATTGAATCGGTATCAGGTGCATCCATGGAATTGGCACCATCAAAGATTCGTGATGCGGCGTAAATTGCGCCTGCGATAGCGGCGGCAGCACCTAAACCAAGCAAAGGATTTGCCGCAAAGCGTGTTGCAATAGCTGCGGCTAAAGCTGTATTTCTAAGAGCTGCATAAGCCACAGTCAATGATCGAATCAATGCAATTGTGGCCGTGACGCCGGCTGCAATCTTATTTGCTAAAAATATTGTGCTAATTATGCCAGCGACAATCAAAAGCTCATCTTTGAATTCGATGATTGTATTGATCAATCCTCTGACTTTCTTTCCCCATTCAATTGCAGATATTTGTGATTCGCTCAAGCCTGTTGTAAGTCCATCTTGACCTGTTAAGCCATCAACAAAGCTTTGAACAACAGGCACCACATCTGTGAGAATAAAGTTTGTCAATTCTTGAATCACGGGCAACAAAGCCGCGCCGATTTGCTCTTGAATTTCATCACCGGCAATTTTGATGCGAGCAAAAGCGGCCTCTGTACTCAAAGCCTCATTTGCTGCAAAGCCGCCAAAAGTGTCTGTAAGTGTGTTAAAAACTAAATCGAAATCTTTTGATTTGAGAATCGATGCATCGATTCCAAGGCCGAGTCGGCCGAGTGCATTGAGATTGCCATCGTAAGCTTTGCCGAGTGCATTTGCCACAGCTTCCAAAGGCTTGCCTGTTGCAGCTGAAACATCCAATGCAAGATTGAGCAGCTTTTGAGCTTCCTCAACATCTTTTGTTGATCTGACCAATCGCCCAAATGCCGGTCGTAATTGATCATCGGTAATGCCAATTGCAAGGCTTGTAGTGCTGATGTATTTTTCAACACCGGCAATTTGTGCGGCCGTTGCATTTGTGGTGTTTTCAATTGTAAGTGCAAGATTGCGCTGTGCCTTTTCATCGGCTGCCGCATTTTCAATGGCTTGCTTTGCATAAGCTCCAATGGCGGCACCGGCCGCTGCAAAAGCCAATGCAGCTTTTTTGCCAAAAGCCTCAAATTGATCGCCAAGAGTTTTGGTGTCGGTGCCGGCTTTGCCAATGTTTTTTGTAAAATCGGCAACCTCGGCCAGCAAGGCCAGTTTTAAGGTTCTGGATTGTCCGGCCATGTCACCACTCCTTCAAAATGCGGTCAAAAGCGTTGAGCCATTGACCAATCAAATGAGGCTGTTCAGCTCTTAATGTTGGATAGATAAACCATCCGCGTGATCCACGGCCTTCACGGCCTGACCACAACGGGAATTGCTTGAATTTGTTTGACCCAAATTCATAACCGCCCCAAAGCTGCTGTGTAGTACCACCACCGCTAAATTTCTGTGAAACAAAGCCAAAAGATATCTCACCAATCTTTGATGATTTACTCACACGCGATCCTTGTGCAATTCTTGATGCAGCTTGATTTGGCCGGTTGCCAGCTGCCGCAATAATTTTTGATTGGAGATAAGTAGCCAAGCCATTGCTGACATCTTTGGCTTGTGCCACGGCTTGCTCATCCATAGCCTTGAAAGCCGACAAAACGGATCGCAATTCTTGCCTGTTAAATGCGACCGCTTCATCCGCCATTTCTAATCTCCAAAATCTCGATTGCCGTTAGTAAATCCTCAGCTGTTTTGAATTCGCTGATCGGTTGGCCACTTACAATGGCCACCTCCCACAAAATCCGATTTATGCTTCCGGCTTTATAACTTTTGGGCTTGCATCACCGACATTGATATCAGCGACAGTCTCACACCAAATTTCATAAGGTTTCACGGGTTTTCCAGCTGCTTCACGCTTCATTGCGTGATAGGCCAAAAACAACAGATCAGACACGCCCATTTTGTCTTGTGCTTGTCCAATAGTGTTGCCTGTTTTGTTTTCCCATTTTGCCCACTCTGCCGGATGTGCAATGTATGTTTCAGCATTGCCGTCCGTGTATTCGATTGTGATTGGTAGTTTCATGCTCCCGACTCCTTTTTGATTAGCTGATTGTTAGAATTGGTGTTGTGACACAGGTAAATTCTAATGAAACTGTTTGTGCATCCGGTGCTGTACCGCCTGCGCTTGGCAAAATTGGCTGAACATCAAACGCAAATGATGCGCCTGAATCTGCCCCAAAGATTACAGACAAGCCAGTATTTGGTGCGCTCGTTGCCGCTGTCCATAGTTCCTCGCAAAGTGAATTTGCTGCGCCCCAGTCTGCGAGCATTTCAACAGCAAATGTGCCTTGCGTATCGGTTGTGTAATACGCCTTGCCATCCAATGTTTGATATGTGTTGATGGTTGAATCGACTGTCAAAGTCGCTGATGTAGCTTGAGCATCAAAATTATCACCAGCAATGGTGAAAGTGATGTCTCTGCCCGTGATGATTGTTGTTGGCATGATTTCTCCTTAGTTGGTGTAATAGGTGCTGACTTGTAAATCGGCTGTAAGGTATTTACCTGCACCGACTTCCAATGGTTGTGGTTGATTGACATTGCCTACGACATAGCCGTTGGGCATTGCGCTGATGATGCTGATCATCAATGTTTCGAGATTGTCTAAAGCTGCGGCATTGTTGGCATAACCGACAACACCTGTGACAGTTAAATTGACTCTAACTTTTGTGGTTGATCCATTGATCAAAACACTTTCAAGATACGGCGCATCCGGGATTAAACAGATGCTTGGAGATGTCATTGTCTCTGGGATGCCGTTGTACACATTGGCAGCAATGGATGAAAGTGCTGTTTTCAATGGCGTGCGAATTGCGGATTCAATGCTCATTGACACATCGTTTCAACATCTAAAAATGGCCCGAGTAGGCCGATCACTCTGTTGCTGAGACTCCGGCCTAAAATGAACGGGCTCGGCTGAAAATTATCTGACATGATTTGGTTGCCGGGAGCTGTAATGCTCTGGAAAATTTCAACGGCAACAACCAAAATTGCATTTTCAATTGGTGGTGTAGATGCGTACAAAGCCGCTGCTGATCCACCACTTAATGTCGCTGTTGCTGCTGGAATAAATGGCAGCGGATAATCACGATCAGCTGCCGCTGTTGCAGCTGTAAATGTGTATGGCTCAATCCGATCATCGGTGACTGTATAGGTCGCGTTGTAAATTCCGGCCCCGGTAACAACAACGGATTGACCCGGCACAAAGTAATTTGGCCGCTGTGTGGTGAAATAAATGACGGAATCACTCACATTGGCAAAAGTCACCGATGATTGGTATTGCGTAAGTAAAGGCAAAATCGTTTGCTCAGCGGAATCTATGTATGAATCCAATTGAGCATCACTATACAAAGAAACCGAGACACCCAAAATTGCTCTCAGCTGTGAGGCTGTAACTATTGCAGGCATCTCGGTTCCTTTCGTGTCAGTAGCGTTCGGGAGCGACCGCTACCGATAGTGATTTATGGGAGGTTGTTAAATTGTGCGCCGTTTGGCACCTTGGCAGCTAATGCGCCGTAGCCGTAGTACAGGATGTCAATTGTTCCATCGCTGTTGATGTTGCTGCGTAGCGTAAAGCGTGGAGATTCATACCATGTGTAAGAATCTGGATTGACAACGACCATTGAAGAATCGGCATCAGCTGTTGTTGTACCAGCGTTACCAAATGAGCGTGAAACATAAAGGTTCAGACCCGGTGAAACTACACCGCGCAATGAATCTCCGCGCACATTTCCTGCCGCATTGCTAGGTTGCGCCGCATTGTATAGCGGTGCTCCATTGTCGTTGTATCCCATGATGTTGCCCCATTGTGTTGGTGAAACGATCAATGAGCGAGCAAAACCAAGTGATGCGCCATAAACAGCTGCGGCTGCCTTAGATGTATATCCAAGGAATCCGGTTGCTGAATTTGCTGCCTGTGCTGTCGTGGTAGTAACTGCCGCTTGCATTGCTGCAAGTGCATACTCATCAGTCTCTTTTGCATAAGCGAACTCAAGGTTCTGTAAGAGAGCTGTGAGGTACTCCGGCCGTGACCTATCAATGAGCTCAACAGTACTGATGGCTCTACCTTTAAATGGTTGTACTGAGACTGATAAAAATGTTGCAGATAGTGATGATTCTGTGATTGCGCCATTTTCTGCAATTGCATCAACGCTTGGAACAGCGGTTACACGCGGCAACTCAAATGTCATGCCTTCGGCAACTAAAGTTTCACGGCTAATGCCGTCAATGCAACCACGATCAGCATTTGCAAGTGCATTGATTACTTGTGTGCTTTGTGGTGTTGGAATCATGCCGGGTGCGGTTGATGTTGTGTTATCGGCAGCCTTTACATATTGGCGTGAATCCTCATCATGCAAAACGCTTGCGCGTAGGTAGTGCTCAAGGTATGAAACCTTGTCCACAATTGGTGAGCGTGGTGCTGTGTAGTAAGCCGGGCGTGATGCCTGAACAGGTGCGGTGACTTCTGGAGCTGCTACCGGTTCAACGGCAGGAGCGGCTTGTTCGGTAGTGTTTTCCACTTTGTCTCCTTCATTTTGGTTTGTTGTATCTGTAACTGTTTCAGTTTCAGAATCCTCTGATGCGGCTACTTCAGAAACGCGTGCAGATCGCACCGCCGGTTCAGTAACCAAAGCGACAGCTGTGAGCTGCCCATTGAGCACCTTCATGGTGCCATCCTTTTGCATTTCATAATTGTCCACGGCCAATTCAATGGAGAATCCATCGCGTAAGCCTTCCATTGCCTCTGTAAGTGCATCGGTGCCGGCTGTTGTGTTAGCAATTTTGAAAGTCGCTGTCATTTCTTTGTCGTTTACAGACATGGCAACGCTGCGCCCAATTCTGCGTGTGTTGTCATGCTCAAGATTTAAAAAAACATCCTGAGGCACAATCGATCCACGAGCAAAAACAACTTTGCCGGTTGATGCATTTGCGTGCTCATTGAAAGCAACGATGCGACCGGTGATTGTGCGTGAATCAGAATCAGCTGCCGTGATTTGCATTGGTGTTGTTAGCTTCATGAGATCATGTCCTCCATTTGTCGAATTTCATCGGTGGTGATCGCGCCGATTTCAAATAAAATCTTGTAAATATCTGCACGCTCTTTTTCTGATCCGCGCAAATACGCTTTCAAATCAAATTCCACGCGCTGTGTTGATGGCGTAAAATCTGGCATGGATAACCTGCTGCTAATGCTGTTCATCAGCGGCAGCAATGAGAAATCCAAAAGAGTTTGACGCGCCGTTTGGGCGTTTGCATATGTCATGGATGATCCAGTCGGCGCATCAATAAAGTATGCCGGAATTCCCACGGCTCTTGCTAATTCGGTGGCAATGATTTCGCGTGCAGCGTTCAAGCCGATTTGCTCCGGTGTAAATCCAACTGTTGTTAATTCAACATCGGCATTGAGAAACGCTGTGCCGCGATTTCTACGAGCTGCGCCCCATGCATCCAAAAGTTTTGCAATGCGATCAGCTGGCAATGCTGTTCCATTTGATTTCAAAACCATCGATGGCACAGGTTCGCGTGCATACATTGCGGCAGCTCTCTCAAGCTCTGCACCTGCACGGATTGTGCGACCTGCGCGATTAAGTAATCCTTCATCGTTGCCATAAAACACGACAAGTGATCCGACACCGGACATTGGCACACGCGATCCATCGACTGTGTAATACTCAATCTGCGTGCCGATTGAATTTAAGAAAACGCCAACGCGATTGGGAGCAACGCGCCACATTTGGCGCACTCGGCCTGTGTCTGCAAATAAATCAATTATTTGAAAATATGAAAATCCCGTGAAAAGTAAATCCTCACACGCCCACACCCATGATGCTGCTCCTGGTACTCGCTTGTCTGGATCAGAAATCACAACAGGTTGATCAACAATTGCACCTGTGTCTTTATCGCGTGTAATCAAAGGAATCGTGGCAATCGAATTGCAAATCATGTTTCGTGCACGAGCAATTGCCGGCACACTCATTGCTTCCTCACGGCTTGCAATGTAATCCGCTCCACCAAATGGAAAAAATGCATCAAGCGTTGGAGCCGGGCCGATCTGTGCAGCTATGTCAGCACCGCGCGAGGGCGCGACTGTTTCAATCGTGCGTTTTCGGTCAAATATTCCCATGGGAGGATTTTCTCAAAATGTCAAGCATCAACCCACTAAAATGTCGATTTCGTTTTCTGGGCGTGTCGCAAAGTGTGTACAAAGCGCGGCTGCTACGGCAGCGGTCACACTCGTTTGTGAGGCTCGCCTTCCTATAACCCAGCCGCCATCGCCTCTGCGCAATTGCACAGCTGAAAGCATTTGCTCTGTCAGCGATGATTGATTTCTGTGTTTGAGTCTGCCCGAATTGATTGCTCCCAAAAGCTCATCGCAACTTTGTGGATAATCGCTGTCCATGTCATGGATCGGGATGCCGGCCGGCTGCATACGCGCGGCAACGGCTCCGGTTGTGCGCCTTGAATACAGCAAATACTCAATTGGATATTTCCGGCAATATGAGGCTGCATCATTGGCAATTGCTCGATCATCAAGCTGGATCGTGTTTTCCCATGTATGCAACAGCTTGATTACAAAAGTCTCTGATCCGAGTTTTTGGGCCCCAACTAATGAGGCGTGTTTTCTGTCCGGTGAGATATCAATCGCCATCCATGTGAGCTTGTCCTCATCAAGATCAACCGACTCATCGCCACAGGCTTGCCACTCTTTGGATCCAATGACACTAGAAATTGTTGTGACCCATCTGTTTAAAACCTCGGTCATAACCACATCGGGAGGATCATTAAAAACGGCTCGGATGTTATCCGGGTGAATTGTTATATTGAGACCGGGATTGGCAAAAGCTGCATTTTCCAATGAAATCTCATCGGTTGGTGCAGACCACTCGAAATAGCCGACATCATCCGACCCACCGGCCGCAGCTGCCAATCCGCGCTCGCGCAATTGATTCAAAACAATTGAGTGAGAATCACCGGCCGTGGAAAAGCAATTGACCTGTGGATTTTTGGCGGCCATCAAGGTATATCTCATTGATGCAAATGTTTCCATGTCATGCATTTCCCGGATTTCATCCATGTGCACAGTTTCCGGTTTGCTTAATCCACGAGCTGCCGACCCACCGGCCTTAATAATGAAACGATTGCCTTTAAGCGTTTGAATCTCCTCGGCTCCATGTTGCCAGCGGATGCGCTTTACCTGATTGGCCAAATCGGCATTTTCCTCGATGATCTGCACAATGGATCGGAATTGCTCAAGCGATGTCACCAATCGATGAGCTGTGGAAACTTGCAGCGATTCATCCCAATTGAATAAACCCATCATGATCCGAGCAATCATGTATGTCGATTTTCCATTTTGTCTCGCACAGGATGCAACGCTGACGGGATGATGGTACCGGCCATCCGGCTTTACCTTGAGTGAGTGCTCGGCCAGCCATTTTTGCCACGGCATAAAGCCGCCCGGGATGATCTGCTCAGCGAAATCAATCAATTCAAAGCCGCGTGAAGGCAAATCATTGAGTGGTGAGTGGATTCGTGGAGCTGTTACCGGCAAAAAAACCGATGTGAGCCGATCTGAGCCTGTTTCAGCCGTTGGGGTATCAATCATGACCTGATCATCACTAATCATGACTTATCGAGTCGTTTTGGCACAAAGCTCGGTGGATTCGCTAAGAAAGCCGGTGCAGCTTTTGCCGTAGCTGGAGCAGCTGCCGCAGCTTATGCTGGCAAATTGCTGGTTGATGGCGTTAAGGCTGCCATTGAGGATGAAGCCGCTCAAGCCAAATTGGCAACGACTCTCAAAAATGTCACGGGTGCTACAAATAACCAGATCAAAGCTGTTGAGGATTACATAACACAAACAGCCTTGGCCAACGGCATCACCGATGACAAATTGAGGCCATCGCTTGATCGGTTGATCAGATCGACCAAAGATGCGACCAAAGCACAGGAATTGCAATCATTGGCTTTGGACATTGCAGCTGGTACGGGTAAGGATTTGCAAGCTGTTTCAGAAGCTTTAGGCAAGGCTTATGATGGCAATTTAGGAGCACTCAGAAAATTGGGTGTGGGCATCGATGATTCAATCATCAAATCAAAGAATTTTGATGCGGCCGCTGCCGCGCTTTCAAAGACTTTTGAAGGTCAGGCATCGCAGCAAGCTGAGACATTTGCAGGAAAAATGGCACGACTCAATGTGGCATTTGATGAAGCAAAAGAAACTGTCGGATCGTATGTATTAGATGCCATCACACCTTTGGTGAGCAACATTGTGAACAAAGGAATTCCAGCACTTTCGGATTTTGCAAACAATTTGGGTAAGACTTTGGGGCCAGCATTTGGCCAGATTGTCAAAGTCGTACGCGATGACCTTTTGCCGATTCTTGTTTCATGGTGGAAATTCCTTTACAACGAGGTAATCCCGGCAATCGGCTCGGTTGTAGGACCAATCCTTGAAGGCTTAAAATCTGCATTTGATAAGATTAAAAAAGCCATTACAGACAATGAAGCCGAATTACAACCATTTTATGATGCCTTGGCAAAGGTATGGGATTTTATTAAAAAGTATTTGGCCCCACTTTTGGGCGGTACTTTCAAAACAGCTTTGGAAGGTATCGGCACAATTGTCGGTGGGCTTGTAACAGGTTTTTCAAAACTGGTCGGTTTTATCACAAACACAGTGAATAAATTGAAAGAATTTGTCAATTTTATCAAAGATAATCCGGTTACACGCTTTTTTGGTGGAATAACCGGTGCAAGTCTTACAGCCGGTGGAGATAGTCAAGGCTTGGTGTTCGGTGGCGAGGATGGTTCGGGTGGAGCGATAAGCGGTGGCTTTGGTGGCGGTGGAGGCGTATTTGCTCCAACGGCTGGCTCACCGACATTTACAGGCGCACCGCTTGCGGAGTATTCACCAGCCATGCAAGCTGCAATTTTGAGGCGTGAGGAATTGAAGGCAGAAACCGAGCGATTAAGAGCTGCACGCGAGGCAGCTGCCGCAGCTAGAGCAGCGGCCACCGGTGGCCTTTCAACAGCTGAAAGAATCGTCATCAATGTCAATGCCGCATCGGTCATCGATGAGGAAGGTTTCAAGCGTGCTGCCGTGGATGCGTTTAACAATTCATTTTATCGTGGCACAAATGGTGCTAGTGGATTGCAATTTGCATGAGCCTTTTCAATCCAATTTGGCGTGTTCGCGTAGGTGGTATTGAGTACACCAATTATGTGTTGGCCAATCTGACCATTACATCGGGCCGGACAAACATTTATGAGCAAGCCAATGCCGGGTATGTCAATCTCCAGCTGATCAATTTGGATCAATCCATCATTGACATTGAAATCAATGATGCTGTGACTGTTGAGCTTAAAGATTCGACAAATACTTTTGTCCCAATTTTTGGCGGCACAGTTGTGGAATTTGACATTGGGATCACAGCATCCGGTGTGGTAGGTATTAACCAATCGGTGTCAATTTTAGGTCTGGGAGCTTTGGCCAGATTGCCAAAATCACTTACCGATGGCGTACTTGTCAAGGATTTTGATGGCGATCAGATTTACAGCATTTTATCTGATTTATTGCTCAACACTTGGAATGA